CATGACGTCCATTGGGAACTCGCCATGCCCGGATGGTCCGGGGGCAGGGTCACTGTGATCGTTGCCGGGCAACCCGTTATGGGTGTGGATGCCGTTACGCGCCCGACCATTGATGATCGGAGCGGGGTAGGCGTACGGGATCCCGTACTTCTTCATGTCGGCGGCGATCTGCTTGGCGCACCACATGATGGTCGGAAGGTGTTCGAGCCACTGCGCCCGCGTCCAGTCGGCATACCCGCACATCTCGTAGTGCAGGCCATTCGAGTTGTGGCCGTACGCGCCCCAGCATGTGTCCTCGTCGGCGACACACCTGACCTGGTCGAAGTCGTCTCCAACCCATTGGGTGCTGCCGGCTGATCCGGGGGACGCGAAGTAGTTGGCGACACCGATCGCACCTCCCCGCCGGTTCGGGCTCACAGTGCAATGCACGACGGCGAGGTCAGTCGGGAGGGCGCGACCAGGGTAGTAGTGCGCCGCCCGCTTCGAGTAAATCGCCACAGAACCTCCACGGTCCAAGGGGTAGTCCTTGGATGCCGATACTAGCAGCCTTGACCGACACCAGCAGGAGCAGTGCTACGGGCCGAGGTACTCCACCTCGACGCGGCACTGGCGGTGTCCGACGCCAAGCCCCAGCGGGGTTGTTGTCGATGAATGCGCCGTCTGGATGGCGAACGCGAACGTCCCGTCACTGTAAACGCGGCGTTGCAACCTGAGCCACGTCGAGCTCGACGATTCAGCGACCTTCTGGTCCTGATCCCAAATGGTGCTGCCAGTCGTCTGCACCATGAACATTTGCCGCAACCCGACGTTGTTCGTCGCCCATACGATCCTGGCGTTCACTTCCCACCAACCGGGGACACGCAGCACAATGATCGTCGGGTTCCCGGAATCCCAGATCGGGAGTTCCAACGGTGTTTGGTATTGGGCGGTGTCCCACGGGATCGATGTTTGGGCCTGCGGTTGAGACTGGGCGGCTTCCCGGCTGATGATCGCCCGCGGTCGCTGCTGCATACCGGCGAACTCAGTGTTGCGGAGGCGTTCATCCACCTGCCGCATCCACGCACCCATGTCTGTCAACCGAGTGCTGGCCATCAGACGAACGGATCCGCGGTACGCGGGTTGTACGGCTCCAAAGTCAACTCCTGTTGAAAGATGTTCGGGTCATCCATGGTGGGCCAGGTGACTGACCGGGCTGCGACAAGCCACTGCCCGTTCACTTCACGAACCCGCTCGCTGAATAGGTAGACGGCGTCACCGAGCTCGACAAGGTTCACGCTAGGTTTCACGGTGATGGTCGGCATGGTGCGTGGCTTCCCATCCCACAATGTGGTGGTCGCAATGCCGATGAGCGTGTCCGCGAAGTCGTTGCCACCAGTGGATGTGAGGACCTTGTCCCGCCGGCGGTACGTGCCCATCAGCGTCGTGTCACTCCTAGTGGTGGGGACACCGCCACCGTTCGGGTACACATCAACGTTGTTGCAGAACGGGCCGCCGGGAGCGAGGTTGTCGGTCCCCGTGATCTTGATGACTTCCACCCCATGCGAAAGCTTCAGTGATGTGCCTGACGCGTACCCGCGTGGGAACGCGACGAACTGCGGGACATGCGTTCCACCAACACCGGTCAACCCGTACTTGCCGAGTGGCATGGGGTGCATCGTGAAGTCGAACGGGTAGATGCCGGCGAGTTCTTCGATCGCTTGTTTCGCTGATGTCGGCATGTCGTATGTCTTCGTGATCGCCACATCCGAATACGTGAACGTCGGGGACTGCGACGCACTGCCCGCGATCGTCTGCCCGATGACGATCGCACCGTTTGTCTGCGCCTGAATCCCGGGGAGGATGCTGTCCGTCGCGATGGACAGTGACAGCCCTGTGTACGACGTGCCGGCGGGGATGTACCGGTCGGTGAGCAGGTCGAACAATCCGACGGCGGTGAACTGTTGCTGGTAGGTGGCGCCTTCCGCGACGATTTGGCGGCCGGTGACCTGGCCGCGCCATACGTACGCGCCGTCCTGCACGATGATCACATCCACCAGGCCGACGGTCAGTGCTGTTGGTACGGCGCCGCGTGGGATGGTGAATGTCAGTGACCCTGACGCGTCTTTCGTGTTCATGTCCCACCGGGCGGCCGAGGGGATGAACTCCGCGAGTTTCGTGGATCCAAGGTTCCACAACTCGAATTTGAAGGTGGTCACAGGTACCGGTCCTGCCATGTGACGACCATGGTGACCGCCGTCCCTGACGCAAGGTGGAACCGGAAGGACGTGTTACCCGGCGCCATCGTCAACCACGTTGATGCTGCGGTCAATGAAGCGATCCGCGACGTGCCAGCCTGATCGGTGATCGACATGGCCTGCGTGTTGAACGTCATCACGTTTCCGGATGAGACAGGGATCGTGACATCCAGGCGTTCACCTGTCGCAACGTTCTCGATGTAGTCGATCGACGCGGTACCGGTCGCAGTCAACACGAACGTCGGATACACCTTGATGTCACCGGCGTTCGCGACAACCCTCGTCGCATCCGGTGAGGTTGACGCTGATGATGATGCGGCACCTGTCCGTTTCCATCCGTCAGCGTCTGCCCGGACACTGAACGTGAAGTCCTTCAACAACCTGGGTCCGTCGACGTCATCGACTGCGCGGTACGGGGCGGACACCCAGAATGATTCCGTCAAGTCACCGGGGTCGTTGCTCCTGCCGGACAGTGTGACGGTGAACGCTGAACCGCCAGCCAACGCGGATCGCAACGCACGATCCTTGACCCTGAGGTCCGAGAGCGTGGACGCGTTGATGACACCGGTCACAATCAACCGGATGCCGGTGCGCAACTGGCCGCCCGTCACATCACCGTCACGGCCGGCGTTCGCGTTCACCTCCTCCCTGATGTCGCGGGAGTCGAGGCCTTCCACCTTTTGCAGCAGGTAGCAGGACGACGGGTTCACCGGCCTGCCTTCCAAGATGACGCCGTTCACGGTCAGTGAGTACTCGACAGCCACCTAGCTCACCGTCCCTGCCGGCCGGTACTGCGCCTCCCACCTCAAGTCGTGGGATGCCTGGCGTGCGTCGAACGGGCCTTGCACGTTGAACGTGTTGTGCTGCACCAACCCTCCAGCCTGCGTGACCGGTTGGGCACTGGTGTTCGTCCCAACCCGGACGATGGGGATGGCGGACAGGGCGAATGACCGGGCCTGTGATTCCATGGCTGCCTGCCGTCCGGCCAACCCGGCGGCGAAGTCGTTGCCGATCGCCGCACCGGACCGGGTGAAGTCGAATGCCAGCGGCCCTTTCTCCGCGGGGGACCGGAGTTTCAAATACTGGGCGACAATCGTCGCCAGGCGGATCGCCCCGGCTTTCACCTGCTGCTCCGTCCTCGCCATACCACGCGCGAACGCAAGGCCGAGTGATGTGCCGGACGCCTGAATCGCACCCCTAACCACAGGGTCGCCGAGGATCCGTGTGATCTCCCGGTTGAACCGTTTCCCACTAATCTCACCGGCCCTGAGGCGCTCCACCAGGTTCCCGATGCTGCGCTCCACCTGCTGCTTCTTCGCATCCACCGTCAACGACGTCTTGTCACGCTCCACCTGCAGGCGAGCAGCCTCAGCAGCGAGCTTCGCATCCTCAACATCGTTGACAGCCTGATCAAGGTACCGTTGCGCCGTCTCCCGCTCAGCATCAGACGCGGCACCCGTGATCGAGTTCCGGACTGATTCCAACCTGGACCGTGCAGCCGCCAACGCTTGATCCGCATCCCGGATCGCCTTTCCGCCCTGCAGAATGTTTCGGCGCGTCGTGATCTCCTGAAGCCTGCGGTCATACTTGGCGACGCGTTCATCCAGTGCCTGACCGATACGGCCGACGAGCTCACCCGCCCTGGATTCCACATCACTGAACGTCGACTCCACACGACCCGCAGCATCCGCACGGTTCTGCAACCGGCCACGCGACCCATCCCTCGCCGCCGCCGCACGATCAATCCTGGCCAACTGGTCATCCAGTTTCTGCCGGCTCGCGATGATCGCGTCGACACCGCGTTTCGTGACGGCGTTCGTCTGCTTCATCCCCGACGCGGTGATGTTCTTCATCCGGATCATGCTGGTCCGCATCCGGTCATTCGCCGACGGGCTGTTCCTGACGTCAGCGTTCGCGCTGGAGAGGGCTGCGCGGACGTTCGCGGCATGCATCTGCGCAACCTGTACAGCCGCCAACCCACTCGAATTGATCCCCTGAATCCAGCTGGTCAACGACACCGTCGTATCAACGTTCTTCAGGTTCGTTTTCGTCTTGTCGGCACCGGCTTTCGCCGCGGCGCTGCCCTTCGTCACACCGGCTTTGATCGCTGCGATGACTTTCGGGAGATCAGCGGGTTTCGCGTTCGCGAAGTCCAGGAGCTGCTGGCGGACTGCGGCGACACCAGGGCGGGTGTCGCCCTTCAACTTCGCAGCCAGGTTGCTTGCTGCCGTGGTCAACGAGATGAACTGGTCACGTGAACCGGACTGCTGACGTTTCATCGCGGCGAGACTCGCCGACATCTCAGCGATCTTCACGCGCCCCTCAGCGGTACCGGAGTTCAACGCGCGTTGCCCGGCGAGTTGCTGCTCCATCGTTGCGATCGCGGCTTTCTGCTCCGTGTTCTTTCGGAGGATGGTTTCCGCACTCTCAAGGATCTTCCGTTTCTCCACGTCGGCGGCCTGCGCCGCGGTACGGGACGTCTCGATACCCCGGAGTTTCGCTTGTTCCAACTGGACGTTCGCCTGCGCGGCCTCGAGGCTGTTGCGCCCGTACTGCTTCACCGACTCGTTGTACGCCTTCTGCGCCGTCGTGATATCCAGCGACGCCTGCTTCGCGTTCAACTGGGCACGCTGATAATCCAGGACGGACTGCTCAGCAGCATCCAACGCGCTCGTCACATCCCTCGCTGCGTCCGCGACCGTCTTCATCGCGTCACGCTGAATGTCCGCGGCGGACTTCCCAGACCGGAACGCACCGGACAATGCGATGGCAGCACCGGCAGCGAGGCCAACACCAGCGGCAACCAGTCCCCACGGTGTCGCCAACGTCGCGGCCTGCATCAGGGCCATCGCCTCACCGGCTGTCGTGACGGTGCGGGCCAACTGGATGAACGCGGCGGCTGACTGCAAGATCGCCTGCGCCTTCGTGATCGCGAACACCGCACCGGCAGCGACCTTCACCGCAACGTACGCCCCTGCGAGCGACACGACTGCCACCGTCAACGTGCGGACACCCGTCTCCGACGACGCGACAGCAGCGACCAAGCCGATGAACGGGCCAGCAACCCCGGCGCCGATACTGACGACCGCCGACCCCACACTGAACAGTTCACCGGCGACATGGGCGGCACCCGTCGCAATCGAGCCGAGGTCACCGGCGAACGCGCCGACAGCACCGGACCCGTCACCCAACGCGTTGATGAATCCCGTCGTGGATTGCGCCGCCTGACGGAGCATCGGGACAACCTTGCCCATCGCCTTGATCTGCAGCGTCTCGATCGACCCGGTGAGTTGCTCCACGTCACCTGACAGGCTGTTCTGCCGGTCCGCCGCGACCTTCGCCGCCGACCCAACCTTGTCGAGCTCCCGACGCATCTTCGCGACCTTCACTGAACCAGTGTCCATCATCGCCGCCAACGTGCGGAACCCGTCACGACCGGCAATAGCCTGTAACACAGCGGTGCGCTGCTGCTTGTTCAACCCACCAAGCTTCGAATTCAACTCGCCAGCCAGACCAGCAGCCGACTTGATCTCACCGTTCGACTTGAAGAACTCCAACCCGTACTTCTTGATCGCAGCAGCCCCGTCACCAACAGGGGCGGCCAACGACAGCAACGCCGTCTTCAGGCTGGTACCGGCGTCCGACCCCTTCACCCCTTGTTCGGCGAGCGCCTCGAGCACAACCATGGTGTCTTTGAAACTGAGGCCAGCTTGTTTCGCTGCGGCGCCACCCTGCGACAACGCGATCGCGAAATCACCGACATCAGCTGTCGTCGAGTTCGCCGCCGTCGCCATCGCATCCGCAACACCAGACAGGTCCTTCCCCTGCAGGTTGAATAGCTTCATGGCGTTCGCAGCCATCTCCGCAGCCTGGCTAACCTCAATGTCACCCGCCGCGGCCAACGCCAACGCCGTCTGCAACCCGCCACCCATAATCTGGCTGGCCGTCAAACCAGCCTTCGACAATGCGATCTGCCCCTGGGCGGCCTCATTCGCACTGAACTTCGTTGCCGCCCCAGCCTTGATCGCCTGGGCGGACAGCTTCCCCATTTCGATGGCGGTCGCGCCGGAGACGGCCTTCAGGTCGGCCATCGCCTGGTTGAAGTCCTTCGCCGCGTTGACGGTGCTGGTGATCGCCTTCCCGATCGCAACGCCGACACCAAGCTTCGCGATGGTTTTGCCGAAGCCGGCTGCGGCGCCGGATGCTTTCCCGAACCCGGAGACAGCGCCACCAGCATCCACAACGACCTTGCCATAGGCGGTGCCGAGGTTAACTGCCATCTGGCACCGCCTTACGCGGGTTTCTGCCGGACTGTGATTTCACCGTCAGGGGTGAACTCGTATTCGACTGCCGGTGGCGGCATACGGCTGCTCGTGACGGCAGGTGCCGCTCCCCTCGGTGGTTCTGGGTGCAAGATCCGGTTGACGGCGCGTTCCACAGCGGATTCCGCTGTGCGTTGGTCCTTCGCCCCGTCAACAGCGTCACGAGCGGCATTGTCGACACGGTCGGCGAGAGCGAGGACAGCTTCATCGAACTGGAACGCTTCCCAACTCTTCGGATCCAACCCCACCACCACTGACGGCCTCTGGCCGTACGTCTTCGCGATCCTGTGCACCGTCAGGACGTGCGTCCGGTTCATCAGGAAATCGGGCGAGGTCCGTGACCCTCCCATGCCCGCACGCAACCGTCCACAACACTTCCCGGTCCGGGAACGGAATGTCCTCCGGCGTGATTTCATCCGCCCCGGCGTCTTCCATCACGCACTTGGGGCTGACGAGCATGGCGCAGCACACCCATCCGAGGGTTTGTGTCCGTTCGTTCAACATGGCGGCCACCTTCTCCGGTGACTTCCCCTCCGTCAACGACGTGACGTCATGCCACACGTAACTCGACAAGTGCGTCGGAATCCCACCGGCCTGCAGGAGGTCCATCACATCGACCTCTTTCACGACGACGTCGAGGCCACTGTTCGGCAGCGTAATGGTGGTGTGAGCTTGCCGGCGTTTCTTGAAGTCCTGTGCTGACGCCGTCTGCAAGGCTCACAACCTTGTTGTTGTCAGCACGCGCGACAGCGAGACCACCAAACGTCGGGACAATGAACTCACCGTCCGCCGCCTTGATCTCCACGTCATCAGTGACCTTGCACTTCCACACAGCGATGTGGAGGTCCTGGGTTCCGCCACTGTCGTTGATCGCCTTCCCAACCACGAAGAAGTACGGGCGGGCGGTGGCACCGAGGATGTTCATGGTGCGCGTCACGTTCGGAGTGGTCCCGGAGTCGCTGGTGACGGTGCCGAACATGATGTCCATCGCCGCGAAGTTCAACCCGCCCTCAGTGAACTCGAAGGATGCGGTGTTGCCCTTGTCAACAACGGAGATCTGCGTGTTGTCGCCACGCAACGTGACTGACTCCGTGCTGATCTTCACGGTCATCGCCTGGATGCCGGGGACGTCGACGAGGGTGCCTGGGGTGTCCCCTGTGACGGGGGCGACTTTCAGGTCGGTGATGGTGTACGCCTTGAGATGTGAATCGATTGCCATGGGGGTTTAGGCCTCCGTGTCGGGTTTGTCAGCCGAGCCCCGTGGGCCTTCGGCGAGCTCGAACCCACCGATTTCGGTGAGTCGTTCGGCATCCTTGACGGATACCTCGGCGGGGACACCACGATCGAACGTGAGGTCGGTGGTGAAGCCGTCGTCCTTGGTGAAGGTCCTGCGCCCCGAGGGGCCTTGGTACGTCACTGTCCTGGTTGCTGCCATCAGCGACTCACCGGGAGTTTCACGGCGGCAACCGTCACACTCGTGGCGGCGCTGTACGTGATCGTCACGTTGCTGCTCGAGTCGTTCCACCGCTGTGATGGGAACGGTCCGAGGATCCGTTCACCAGCTGCGGGGACCGCGACGACCTGGTCGTGGTCGAAGCCCTGGTCGCAGGCGGTGACGCTGTTCACCGTCACGTTGATCGATGCGCCCGAACCGTTCTTCACATGGAAGTACGTTGCACCGTCGTTGATGAAGGCGTCACCACCAGCAGCGGCAGCCGCGTACGTGGGTGCGAGTCCGGTCGTCGCGATCGTCTGGATTGTGAGTTGTGCCACTTGGTGAGCCTCCTAGGGGGTCTCGGTGTAGGTGATGTCAAACCGGCTGAACATGGTTGGTGTGCGTTCCGCTTCTTCCACTAGCTCCGGGCTGGTTGACGCCCACCTGGTGTCCGTCCACCGCACTGGGTCTTCATCAGGCGTGAACTGCCGGCCGTGCAAGGCACGCCGCACGGCTCGCAACGCCGCCTTGATCTCCGTGTAGCCGTACGCACAGGACGCCCATACCTGCACGGTTTGTGTGCCAGCTAGGACGTCACGGCTGGACATGTCGTTGCGGACGACGGCTGATTCAAGGTTGACGTGAAGTGATGCCATCAACCGGCCGTCATTGTCGAACGCCTCGGGAGTTTTGTCGCGGCTGATACCACCGAGCAACCCTTGGCGTCCATAGACGCGTTGCCCGACGATAGCGGTGACCGCTGGATCCGCTTTCAACGCGGTGATGATCGCGTTCCTCATTGCATCAACCCGCGCAAACCGTTTGCGAGCTCCCCGACGATGACTTGCATGGTGGGGATGACAGTTGCGTATCGGCCTTGGTTCGCGAGTTCCAGCCAGACTCCGTAGTCGACGCTGTATGACAGGACGACTTCGCCGCCTGTGGGGTGGCTGTCGCTGGTGCCGCGCAGTCCTGCGCGTGCGGCGCCGGTATGGTCGGTCCATGGCGCACCGGTTTTCGCGAGTGATTCTGCGCGGGCGGCGGTGCCTTCCAACAGGTCGGCGAGACCCTTCATCACACGGACACCGAGCTGGTCTGTGCGGATGCGGATGGTGTTGGGGTGCGGTGACCATGAGATCGTTCCGGATCCGGCGGCCATCAGCGGTCCACCGTCCCCAATGCCCTGAGGCACACGGTTTGGTCGGGGTCGATCAATCGGACTGTGAACCTGGCGCCGTTCACGACAGCGACGTCGTTCGCCGTGATGTCAGTTCCGAGTGGGAGCAGGAGTTCGGCTGGTGCACCGTCACTGTGCGCCGGAGTGGTGATCGCCTCGCGGGACTGCCCTGATCTCAGGTTGATGAGGCACGGGACACCAGTTGCGACCTGGAGGTATGGGGCTGACCCGGGTTGCGGCCGGCGGATCGTGCATGTGTGCCGGAACGTTGCCTCCACACCGGCCTGCATGCCGGCGAGCTCCGACGCGGTGAACTGTGTGCAGCAGCCGGTCACCATGGCACCTGCTGGCGTGTCCCTGCGGCGCCGCGTCCTGCCGGGTCAATGGGTTCCCAGTCGCTGTTGCCGACGGGGAGGGATGCTTGCAGCGGGTCGCCGTTCGGTCCGACCATTGGGGTGCTGCTCGTGCGGCGGCGGCGGAGTATTGCCGCCATCTGCAGGCAGTTCTCCTGGATTTGGGATCGGGCGGATTTCACGCCTGCCGCTTCAACATCCGTCCTGCATGCCGCCAACCCGGCTTTCGTTTCCCACGCTTCGATTGCGGCACCCAGCACGTCGTACGTTTCAACCCATCCGGTGTCGCTGGGTGCGCGTCCTGACGTGTCTGCGCGGCGGGCACGGTCAAGGATGCTCGAGACGGCTGCCGCGTCCAGCGCGGGGTCCTGCTTAGTGGCTGCTGCGAGCTCGAGGCGCGTCCTGGCCATTGACCGGGCCGTCGTCTCCTGGAGGTCGGCTTCAATGAACAGTTCGATGAACCCGTCACCCGGGAAGGTTTGTGGTTCACCCGTAACCCACTCCACCTGGATTTCCGCGAGGTACAGGCCAGGCGTGTCGGTGTCACCAGCAGCCCAGGTGAAACTGATTTCACCGGCTGCCGGCGTGTCGATCGTGCATGTCCGGTTGGTGACGAGCGCCGTGTCACTCCCGATGGGGCGGATGGTGATGGTGACTGCTGGGTTGGCGGTCAGATCGACAGGGGCGCCGAGGCTGTCGGTGAGGGTGAGCGGGACGGGGAGCTGCAAGTCGCCTTGCTTCACCTTCAACGTCTGTTGCGTGCAATCCACGTGTGTTCTCACCCCCTACGGTTTGACTCTGACCGGGTTTCGGTACTGGATGCTACCACTGGCAGTGGGTGCTATTACGCGCACAGCCCCACTTGTGGTGGCGGACACCGTGGTTGTTGTCGTGACGCCGGTTGTGGAGTTGGCGTGTAGGACTGCGCCCGGGCGCATCCGGATGGATGACTCAATGACGTAGGTGATGCGCAGTTGGTCGGTGGTCGCACCGATCACCACGTACGTGACGGTCTGCGAATCCGTTGAAGAGCCGAACACCTGGTAGGTGACGGTCACCGCATCCGCGACCGGTCCCGTCACCGTGTACGCGACGGGTTGCGCGTCACTCCTCGAACCGGTGACCGTGTACGTCACAGACTGCGAATCCACCACGATGGTGCGGACCATGTACCCGACGGGCTGAGCGTCCGTGACCGGTGCGCGGACCTGGTACGTAGCCGGCTGACTGTCCACCACCGTCTGATTGACGGTATACGTGACGGGTTGGCTGTCGGTGACTGGTGTGACGGATCCCTGCACCGTGTACGTCACTGGCTGAGCGTCCGTGACCGTTGTCTGCACCGTGTACGTGACGGGTTGGTTGTCTGTGACCGCACCAACCACCGTGTAGGACGCCGTTTGGTTGTCGGTGACTGCCTGCCGAACCGTGTACGTCACCGGCTGCGTGTCGCCGATCGACGTTGCCACCTGATACGAAACGGGTTGCGTGTCCGATACCGGGCCTGCAACCGAGTAGGTGACCGTGACACTGTCCGGCACGGCGCCAACCACCGTGTACGCGACCGCCTGTGAATCGGGGACGAAACCGACCACCGTGTACGCGACCGGCTGGGTGTCACCGGTCGCGGTGCGGACCTGGTAGGTCACCGGTTGGCTGTCGCCGATGGAACTCGCCACCGTGTACGTCACCGTCTGGCTGTCAGTGACCGGTCCCGCGACCGCGTACGCAACGGGTTGCGTGTCCTGCACTGACCCGGTCACCGAGTACGACGCCGGTTGCGTGTCACCGACCGATGTGCGCACCGTATAGGTGACGGGCTGAGCGTCCGTGATGGCGGTTCTGACGGTGTACGTAACGGGTTGCGAGTCGCTGACCGCGGTCGCCACCGTGTACGTGACGGGCTGGGAGTCCGGCACGGCGCCGAACACCTGGTAGGTCACCGGTTGCGTGTCGGTGACCGCGCCGTTCACCTGATACGTCGCCGCCTGACTATCGGTGACGGCTGTGCGCACCACATAGGCGGTCGCCTGCGAATCGGTGACCGCCTGGTTGACGGTGTACGCGACCGGTTGCGCGTCGGTAACCTGGGCTTGCACCTGGTACGTGACGGTGACGCTGTCTGTGACGGTGACCGTCCCGCCACCCGACAGTAGTTGGGCAGCCCCCGTGAGGAGGGGCTGCCACACAAACGACATTACGCAACACTCCTGATCGACCAGGTGATCGACCGGTCAATACCAGTCACCTTCTGCAAGGTGAACGCCCAACCATGCATCAGGATCAACGCAGGAATCACACGGTGCGGGGTGCCCTGCGGACCCAGAAACGTCCATGAATCGACGAGGCGTTGCGTCCCGCCGGATACCACCTTTTCGTACAGGCGGAACACAAACTCATCGGCAGTCGCCAACGCCGAAAGATCCAGCATGACTTGGAACACACCGTCAGTCGTGTCAGCGTCAGCGACAAACGACGTGTTCGACGAAAGATCCCACTCCGTCGTCCCGATAGTCGATGTCCCGCTGTATGGCTGAGTGATCGCCAACGGTCATCCTCCCAACGCGTAGACGGCAAGGGACGTACTCGAATCACTCGTACCGCTGCACTGCAAACGGCCGTACACGTTCAAACCCGCGTTCTGCGGGATGCTCGCAACGTACTCATGCGACGCAAGCAGGCTGTGCCCCATCATTTCCGACGTGTTCAACACGCAAAACAACATGTCTTCGAGAATGGAGTCCACTGCTGACGTCGATGTTCCAACACCAATGTCCGCCGAATACGTGTTCCCGCCGGTCATCGTCGTGTCGTTACACCCGAACCCAAGTTCCCACCACCAGTACGGGCGGTCAACCCCGGTCTTCAGGAGCGTCCATGTGCCTTCCGACGTGGTGCCTGGCGTGATTAGCGTCCCGCGTGACGACGCAGTGACCGCACCGAACGTATCCACATACGACCCGGCCCGCACAGACTCAGGGCGCGTCGGCTTCCCATGCAACTTGATCGCCACACGCGCCGACCCAACAGTTGCATTGTTCACCGACATCGTGCCGCCAACCCGGGTGCCCGCCGGAATGTAGATCGGGAAACTGTACCGGGCGCCCATCACACCAGTGTTCGACGCATTACTCGCACACGACACCAACAAGTGATCAATCGAATTGTCGGTGTAGGTTGTGCCGCCCGCATAATCAAACCCGATTTTCAGCAACGCGTCCTTCTCCGTCGCTGCCACGCCGACACCATGCACAATGATGTCCAGCCAATACGTGTCGTACGGTGTGACGCCACCCATCAGATCGACGAACGCCGGATACGTGTTGTTCCCCGGTGTCAACGCAGCGCCATATGACGTGCCAGGGCGCGTCGTCAGACAGTTCGAGTAGATGGCAGTAAAGCGGTTTGGCGGCGGGTTGAGGAGGCCCATCATCCCACCATCAGCGTCGGCATTTGGCGACGGTGATCGGATCGATCGTTTTCGCGAGCTCGACGAGGCGGGCGGCGGTGGAGCGCATGATGGCGGCGTCACCAGGAGGCGCGGTTTCAGCGAGTTCACGGCGGGATGCGGCGAAGTCGTTCAACGCCACGGTGACAGCTTCCCCGAGGTCGTTGTGCTCGACTTGCAGTTTCGTCCGCTCGAGACACGAGTAGTACGACTGGTCGTGGATACTCGCGTTGACCTGACGTTGGTACATGGTGCCGGCGATCGCGAGTCCGGTGACCATGATGACGGTGAACGCTGCGATCAGCCAGAACGCTGCGGTTGCGTTGTGGTGCCGTTCGGTCATGAGAACCGTCCGGTGATCATCAGGACCATGAGAAGGGCCCACACCCAGACGATGGGGATCCACGTCCATTGGAATGCGCGGTGACGGAACACTGTCAGTCCTCCACGGTTTTCACTTCGCGGCGGATGGCTGTCGCGATACCCAAGGTTGCTGGGACGGTTGCGAGGCCGCCGAACGCTGAGAGGAACAGCGTGGTGTTCGGCGGGTCGGCGACGAGGCCTTTCACTGAACCAACGGTCGCGAGGATCAATTGGACGGATGCCGTGATGAGCGGTACCCATGCTCGTCCCCATGCTTGCGGATCGAAAGTCATCCACCTTCCACCCCGCGGGCCACTACTGCCCGCTGCCAATGGTGTAGTCACTGTCCCCGGTGGGGGCGGTGACCGGTGTCGTGTGCCGCCACCCGGCGTATTCGTCGCGTGGCGTCCACGCGGACGCCTGCTCGAGTGTCGGGAACGCTTTCAACCGGATGACGGGGTGGCCGCCGTCCATGTCTTGGTCGGTGGCGTAGAACGCGAGGACTGACCCGTCATCCAGTTGTTCGTACTGGTAGGCGTGCAGCACCTGTGGGCGCCCATCCTGCTCAGGGAGGTTGTTCCACATGTGCGTGTCGCGGGCCAACTGGTTGGCGACAGCCTGTGCGGCTGGCAGCAACCCGGCGGGGACGGTGCGCGACTCAACAATGTTTTCAGCGAGTGACGGCAAGGTGGTCTCCTATGGGGCGCTGTCGCCGGTGACGTTCATGGTGAACGAGTCGTTGACGGGTGCGGCTGCCGCGTTGATGACGTTCTTCACCCAAATCCCTTTGAATTGGGTGGCGGGGATGTCACCGATCGCGAGCATCGTCGCGAGCGACACTGCAGCGTTCGTGAACGTCACGCTGGTTGGCGCTGTCGTCTCCGTCGCGATGGTGGCCATCGTCACGTTCACCGCCTCAGCAGCGAGGGCGACGTCAGCGTCCGTGTCGGCTGATGGCGTGTCGGTACCAACCCAGATGCCGGCGGACTGGTAGGCGAGTGTGGCGTGACTGTTGCGGAGGTACATGCCGCGGTACCGGGTACGGCCGGCGGAGGCTTGGGCGCCGGTGATGGTGCTGAAGAACGTGCCTGATGTGACGGCGGTGGATGATTGTGCGCCGCCGAGGCTGAGCGTCGGGTCACTGTTCGCCGCACCACCGGACAGCCGGAATTCAATGTCGGTTGCGGTGATCGCCATCGCCTACCCTCCGACGCAGCCGTTGGCGGCTGCCTGCTCGTGATACGCGTTGGGAGTCGCATCCGCCGCAGGTGGCGCGACGTCGGTTGTCGCCTCCACAGCCGGCTTCTCCTCAGCCTTCACATTGGGTTTCTTGCTGGTGGTTGCCACTGTTCAATCCTCCGAGGGTTCAGGTGGGGGACTGGTTTGTGGCACTCGACGGCAGGACCAGTTGCGCCGAGTGCCACATCACCGTCCAACCGTGTGTTACGGCTGTGTGAGGACGGCGAACGGGTACCGCTGCGCCTCGGTGGGCCGGTCAATGCTCACGGGGTTCGGGACCTGGAACCCGACGCGGAACACGGCACGCATCGCGACCATGTCCTGCTGCGGCAGGTTGTAGATGATCGCCCCGGTGTTGTCGGTGATCACCGCCTGGTCAAGGAACTTCCAGGTGATGTCCTGACGCACACCGATGATGCCGTGCGTCCAGTCACCGGCGATCATCTCCGCGGCACCGGTACCGGCTGTCGGCCACACGGCGTTCGGCGTGTACTGCACGGGTGACCCCTCGATCTCCATGGTGGAGATGTCCAGGAGCTTCTGCCCGTCGGTTGCGCGTGCGGAGCGGAGGGTGCCGCGCATCGTGCGGCGGGCGACGAACCCGTTCACTTCGAAGCCGTCGTCCTCCACCTTCTGCATCAGCTTGTTGACGTCCTCACCGACACCGCCGGCGGATGCGGCGTTCGTACCGCGGGCGTAGTTGTTGCCTGCCGCGGTCGCCGCGGTGACCAGGTCTGACGGCCAGGACGTGGGCTTCGACGTGCCGATGAACACGGCGCTGTCGAGGGCGATGCCGATCGCCTCAGCGACACGTGGCTTGATCTCACCCCACATGTCGTAGGTGGAGTCGTCGAGGACGGCTTCCGGGATGGGGACGATGACCGCGAGCTCTTCGGCGACCAGCGTCTTGTTCTGCCAGTTCTGCTCCGACGTCTGCTTCAGGCCGGTGTCACCGTTCACCCAGTAGGCGACGGGAAGGACACTGAGGACGGGGATCTGCGTCTGCTTGCTGGACATGCGGACGGTGCGGAACCGTGCGAGTGCGGCGGACTGCTCGGTGGCGAGCTGCCAGATCTCTGCGGCGTGCTCATCGGGGATGAGTGCGGCTGCGTCGGTGCGGCTGGTGAGGTTGTTGTAAGCCACGGGGGCCTCCTTGGAATGTCACGAGGGGTTGAGTCCTGGTGGATTCCGGAGGCCTTCAGGGTCCCTGCCCGGTGGCTTGTTGGGTCGCCCTCCTGGGTGCCGCACCCGTTTGCCGCGTCTACCTGTATGGGCAGACTGTACCACTGGTGGCAGACACACCCCAAACCCGGGGCGGTCTGCCACCCATAAACGGTTACCGTCCGGCGGCTTTGCGGATCAGTTCGTTCATGCCGTCGGCGACACCCGCTGATCCGGCTGCACCGGCGCCAGCGTCAATCGAACGGCCGCCGGCGAGGAACGGTTTCCGGGCGACAAGCTCTGTGAGCGCTTTCGTGACGCTCTTCCCGTCAATGTTCCCGTCGTCATCCCACTGGATGGCGGACTGGTCGATCAATGCCAACGCGGTTTCCGTGTCACGGACACCAACCTCCGCCGCAGTGTTCACCACGGCGATCTGCAGGCGAAGCGACCTGATCGTCTGTTCCGACGTTTGGGAGACGCCTTCGAGCTCGCTGACACGGCCGGTGAGGCGTTCCACCTCCGATTTGCCGGCGTCGTCGAGTTCCTTCAACTTTGTTTCCGCCGCCGCGGCGCGTTTCCGGTATTCGGCGGCTTCCTTCCGCGCTGCCTTCAACGCCCCGTCATCCTTGACGTCAGTGGTGTCTGTCGTATCGGTGTTTGCTGCCTGGTCCTGCGTGGGGTCCGGCGCCTGGTCCTGTGTACCCGCACCAGACCCCGTATCGGAGTCTGGTGCGAACACTGCGAACGGTTTACGCACTGACGTCACCACGCGTGAACGTCACATTGAACAGTCCACCGGGGTCGGCGAGACCGGTACCGACAGCCGAGGACTTCCACTCGAGGATGTCACCGGCCACGACGACAAGGTTCGCGGCGGTGGCGGACAGGGTGAGGGCCTTCTCGTCCATGGCGGCGGCGTTCACACCCGAGTCGAACTGGATGGATGCGATCACCGTGGTGCCCGCGCCAGCTTGGCCGCGGTTGATGAGCTCGAGCTTCCGGGTATCGGTGTTCGCCCCGGTGACAGCGGAGAGTGGCGTGTAGGTGACGGCGCTCACGGTTCCAGCGAACGGCGCCTTTGAGGCGACGGTGCTGTTGGTGACGCCGGTGGCAGCAGGGTTTGCGTCCTCCTGGACGACCTGCTGAAGTGGCTGGGTACTCACAGGTGGGCCTCCTGGGGCCTAGGTGCTGATACCAGCACATCATGCCACGACAAGCAGGGGAACGCAGAAGACCGCCGTATTGTCAGTCGTCGTACAGGCCGTCCGGCGGGGTTGTCGGCTCGACGGGGTTGCCGTCCCAATCAAGAATGTCACCGACCAAGTCGGGGAGATCAGTGGCGGCGGGTGGCTTCGGGGTTGTCGGGTCTGTCATCGGAGCATGCCTTTCCGTGTGAAGTACTCGTCCAACGCTTCGGCGATCGGCGTGAACTCGTCATCCGTCCAGTAGTGGTCGGTGCTGTAGTTCAGTGTCCGCCACTTGTTGTGGATCTCTGCGACGAGTGCCGGGTCACCTGACCGTAGCGCAACCCACTGCTCAAACGATCGTGCGAACATCTCTTCCGGGGACAGGAAGTATCTGTGGAGTTTGCCGCCTGGGCTGTAGGCGGCGCCGATCCTGGCGCGAAGTTCCGGTGAGTTCGCCGCCGAATACCAGGCTGCGAGTTCTTCCGTCGCGCCAGTAAGGGTTTCCCCGGCTTTGATGCGGGCCACCCATTGTTCCTGTGCTGCTTTCGCGGCTGCACTGACAAGGTATTCGGTGCCGTGAAGAACTTCGAAATCCATGTAGTGGCCGAACTCGTGGGTGAACGTGGTGACTGGGTTGTCTTGGGCGCCGGTGCCGATTCCGAGGCGTGATCTCACGAGTTTCTTGTGGTAGTTGGCGCCTTCACCTACGTATCGTGTGCTGTGTTGGTAGAACGCTGCTGTCCCGCGCAGGGATTCGTAGTCAACGGGGATGCGCTCGAGCAGGCCGTTCGGGACGCGGAGCAACTTGTCGATTTCGTGGATGGCGCGTTGCACTCCGTCCAACACCTTTTTCTTGATGCCGCTCTTCGCGGCGTAGATGTCCATGCGGTCGCTGATGCTGCCGTCATCATTCAGGTGCGGTGAGATTGCTGGTGCGACTGCTGCTGGTGCGACCGGTGGTGTCGACCCGGTGACGGGTGCTTGCGTCCGTGTTGGCCCCCACCTGGGGTCGTCGTGGTATTGGACGACGTCCGGCAACTCGAGGTCACCGGCGAGGTACTTGTCGTGCCGGGTGGGGCCGAGGACACGGCGCTGATCACCCGGCGGGAGGTTGGCGAACTTGTCGGGGCCTGTCCGGATGGGGTCTGCTGCAGGTACCCCGGGGATCGCCTTGACTTCCGGGATCATTGAACAGCGGCATGCGGGGTGGCTTCCGAACGGTTCCTCCAACTTGTGGTGTGAACCGTGCATCGCCCAACACACCATGCACGTCGTTTTGTCGAGGGTCGACCACCACGTCCACCCTG